CCCAGCTCGCCCACGAGCCGCAGCAGCGGCCGGATCCGCACGCCGGCGCCGCACTGCACGGTGACGTGCATCCCCACGAGGATGCTGAAGTTGAACGCGCCCGGCCGGTATTCCCCGGGTTTCAGCGCGAGCCGCGGTCGGGTCGAAATGCTTTCCGGCGCCGGCGGCCAGAAGTCCGCAAACACCAGCACCGCGCCGAGCGGGTGATCGCCCGCACAGCGGCGCTCGTAGAGCGCCTTGCCATACGCCGGCATGCGCAGGCGCGTCATGCGCGGAGCCAGCCCCACAGCCGCATCGGCAGCGTCAGCACCCAGATCGGCAGCAACGCCACCACCAGGGCCAGCAGCGACAGCGTCACCACCAGCGACGCCAGGGCGGTGCAGATCAGCGCCCCGTAGCTGTAGGCGAGGTGGTTCGACTTGGCGGGCGTCATCGCGGGTTCCGGAAGTTCGGGCCGCGCGTGTAGGACGGCCGCAGCAGATACTCCAGGACGTCGGCGGTGCCGCCGCGCTCGTCGATGTAGCGGATGGTCACGCGGTCCTCGTCCAGGCGCTTGGAGACCTTCGCCGGCCGCTGCGTGGGGGTGATCACCCGGTCGCCGGGCTTCAGGTCCCGCATCAACATCACCAGGGCGCCCCGCTCGACCCCAGCCATAACGCGCCGCGGTGGTAGGGCTTGCCGGCGATCACGCCGCTGCCGGCCGCGCGCTGTTTTTGGGCGGGCCGCGGCTGCCGGTGCGCAGGCGTCGGCGCCCGTTCGTAAACCCCGAGCGGGCGCTTGCCCGTCGCCTGCCACACAATCCGCTTGCGCTGCCCGGACTGCACCGTCAGCGCCATGCGGCTCGAGATCCGCTGAACGTAACCCTTCTCGGCCAGCTTCGACAGGTAGGCGCTGGCATCGCTGCGGTGGACTCTCGTCACCCGCTCGATGTCCTCGCAGTCCGCCAGTTTCAGGTCCCGCACCGCGTCGAGAATCCGCGCGGCTTTCGCACCCAGCCAGCCCGGTGCGCTCATGCCGCCAGCCCCTTCGCGCACTCCAGAACGCGCACCATCGCCGGCGAGCGGCGCTTGATGCGGTCTTCCATCTCGTTCAGCACCAGCCGCCGCTCCAGCGGCGACGAGCAGCCCACCGCCAGTTGCCGGCGCAGGTGCTCGATGCGGCGCTCGTTGTCGGCGTCGGCCACCGTCGGCGCCAGGTTCGGATCAATCGGCGGCAGCAGCGTGCCGAGCCTCATGCCACCGCCTTGATGGTCGGCAGCACGCCCGCGTCGGAAAGCTGCTTCTGGATCCGCCCGAGCTGCTCCACGTGCAGGTTGAAGTCGCGCATCAACTGCGCCGCCTTGTCCGCCGGGGCAATCGCCGCCGGTCGCGCGTGCTGCAACTCGTCGCACAGCCAGAACAGCGGATCGAAGCGGCCGGTGATGCGGCACAGCAGCGCCACCTCCGCCAGGTCCAGCTTCTCGTCCTTGTCCGGGTTGATGCAGTTCTTCAGCCGCGCGTAGGCCGATTCCGGCTTCAGCGCCGGGAACAACTGGCAGGCCACCTGTTTGAATGTCAGCGCGTGGATGTTGTGGTCGATCGCCTGCTGCAGCGCGTTGCCGGCATCGTCGTAAAACAGTGGATATTCAGCCTTCACGAAAGCCTCCCCTAAAAATTAGGGGCGGTTAGGGGCACTAACCGCCGGGCAAAAAAATAGAATGCAGTCGTCTTATGTGCGCCACCGAACAGATTCCTACGCAGGGCGCCGCAGAGACTGCGGCGGGGCGAGGTTGCCCGGATGGACGGCGCGGCAGCAAAAAAATACGATGAGGCTCGACCAACGTGAGAACGGAGACGACCATGAAGCACTGCATTGCCGCCCTGATGGCGCTGGCCCTGACGGCGTGCGCCACGCCTTCCGAAGTCATCAACGAAGGCCCGACGGACCTCTACCGCAGCAGTGCCGGCGTAGCCGACACCACCGGCTGCGTGGTCAGGGCTTCGCAGGAAATCACGAGTAGCGTCCGCGTCGTGGAACGCGCCTCCGAACTGGCGGGCGTGCGCGAGGTTGTCGTCAGCGGCGATTACGGCACCATGATGGTGGCGCGCATCGCACCGGCCGGCGCCGGCAGCACCGTCACGGTCTACTACTCCGGATCGAGCATGCGCGCGGTGCATGGCGGCAAAATGACCAACGGCTGCGCGGTCCCGGTGAACCCATGACCTCACGCCGCTACCCCCAGAGCCGCGTCGTCCGCCGGAAATGCAAAGCCTGGCGGGAACAGATCGGGCCGCAAATCGTGGGCCGTCACCAGCCCGTCGGTAGCACGCACGATCGCGCGCACACGCTCGGCGGTCATCCGCGCCCCGCCAGCCCATTGTGAGACGGCGCTTTGCGTCACGCCCAGCCGGTCGGCCAGCTTCTGTTGCGATTGCCCCGGCTGCGCGAGGTATTCGGTGAGCGTCATGCCGGCAGTATAAGCCCGGCTTTTGCGCCATGTCAAAAGCCCGGCTTTTTGACCCCGCTTCCGGCGCGTATGAGCATCGCTTATATGCAGAAGCACAACCGCACAATCACCGCCAAGGACCGCGAAGCCGCCGCCAGACTCAGCGCGCTGTGGGCTGATTACAAAAAGAAAAATCCCGGCGTTTCACAAGAAACCGCCGGCGCCAAACTCAAATACTCGCAGGCCGTCTTCAGCCAGTACCTGCACTGCAAAATCGCCTTGGGCACCGACGCCGTGCGCAAATTTGCCGGCCTCTTCGGCGTCGATCCGGGCGCCATCCGGCCCGAACTCGCCGGCACGCCGCCCCACCGCGCCACGGTCCTCGCCGCAGCGGAAGAATCCCCAGCCTACGGCCTCGACCCTGAAGCGCTCGAAATCGCGCGCGCCTGGTCCGCGCTGCCCGCGGCACGCCGCCAGTGCATCAAGGAATCCATCTTCCTCGAAGCCGCCGTCTCCACGCTCTACCCCTGGTTGAGTGTCGGCCGCCCCGCCACGCGCAGCTACGAAGAATTCGAGCGCCGGGTTGAAAAGGGCATTCAGTCCCATGGCAGGCGGTCCGCCACCAAAGCCTGACCCACGGCGCCGGCGCTGGCTCGCCGGCGTCTTGGCCGCAGCCGTCGCGCTGCCCGCGCGCGCCAGCAACAAAGGCAAAAAGCGCCAGGGCGGTACCGGCCGCAGCGGCAAGGGCGGCCACTACCGCTAAGTCATGGGCTGGCGCTTCCGCAAAAGCATCAAGCTGCTGCCCGGCGTCCGCTTCAACATCGGCAAGACCGGGATCTCCACTTCCATCGGCGTCAAAGGCGCGCGCGTCACCCTGGGCCGCGGCAAGGTGCTCAGCACCACCAGCCTCCCCGGTACCGGCCTCAGCTACAGCCACACCCACGACGCACCCGCGCGCGAAGACGGCTACGCGCGCGCCGGCCGGCGTGTCGTCTACGCCATCGTCGCCGCCGTGGTGATCTACTTCCTCTGGTTCAGGGCATAAGCACGGCTATTGACCTGATCTAAAAGCCGGGCTTATACTGCCTCCGTCATCACACGATGGAGGCACGCATGGACTACAGCACCCAGGACTTCCGGCACCACCCCCGCCGCGACCACCGGCCCCTGTGGTTCATGGGCGCGCTCGCCACGCTCGTGCTCGCCGCCGTCTACGGCGTGCTCGCCGAACGCGACGCCCGGCACCGCGCCGAAATGGCCGCGGCCATCAGCACCAAGCACTGCCCGCCGCCGTCCGGTGACGGCCTCGAAACCGTGTGGATCGTCAGCAAGGTCACCGCCGACGGCAAGGTCGTAGGCCGACCCACCTGCGGGCGCGTCACCGGCTCCCTGCGCGCCGCGCCGAAGAAGAAGACCGTCTTCGCGGAGGCGGGGAAGTGATCATCTTGGGCCTCACCGGCCCCGCCGGCAGCGGCAAGGACTCCGTCGCCCGCCACCTCGTCAACGCGCGCGGCTTCACGCAGCTCGCCTTCGCCGATCCCCTGCGCGCCATGGTCGCCGCCGGCTTCGGCGTCACCGCGCGCGACCTCGAGCGCGACCGCAAGGAACGCGCGCTCGACTGGCTGGGCGTCTCCCCGCGCTACCTCCTGCAGACGCTCGGCACCGAATGGGGCCGCCAGAAGATCAATCCAGACGTCTGGCTCCTTGTCCTCAAGCGCCGGCTCGACCTGCTGTTCGACGACGGCGTGCGCCACTTCGTCGTGAGCGACGTGCGCTTCGAGAACGAGGCCCGCTTCCTGCGCGGCTTCGGCGGCCGCCTGTGGCACCTGCGCCGCCCCGGCACCGCGCCCGTGCACGCGCACGTCAGCGAAGCCGGCGTCCACCTCGACCCCTACGACCGCGTGCTCGTCAACGACGGCTCCATCGACCTGCTGGAACAGCGCGCCGACGACCTCCTGGCCGGGCTGAAAGCGAGGGCGGCATGACCGAACTCCTCACCTTCGCCGCCACCTTCCTGCTCGTGCTGGCGCTCGCCCTGCAAAGCCTCAACACCAACGGCGGGCACCACGTCGCGGCGGTCTTCACCAGCGTGCTGATCGGCTTCATGCAGCTCTACGTGTTGAAGACCATCCCCGTGTCCGAGTCCTGGTCGGTCGACGCCGCCTACCTCGCCGGCGGCCCGCTCGGCGCCGTGGTGGCCATGTGGATCCACCCGCGCACCATCGGCAAGCGCAAGGGCATGCCCGCGGTGTTCCGCTGGCGCCGGGGCGGGCCCGGCAACATCAACTGCGGCGCGGATCGGCCATGAGTGTCTGGATTGCTTTCGTGTGCTTCGCGCTCGCCGGCTGGCTCACCGCAGCGTCTGTGGCCGACCCGCGCGGCGGCGGCCCCGCCTGGGCGCTGGCGCTCGTGTTCTTCGCCGTCGCATTCATCGCCTTCGGCTTCGCCCTGGCGCTGTCGTAACCCATCACCTTTCTAACCACGAGGACCGCATGAAACTCACCCCCGTCGAAGCCATCACCGCCGCGCTCACCGGCCAGAAAGCCGGCTTCACCACCGGCGAAATCCGCGAGTGCCTGCCGCCCAAGCTGCGCGACAAGGTCGCGGGCACCGTCAACCGCCTGGTCAAGGCCGGCGCGCTCATCAAGCATGCCGGCGAATCGCCGCGCACCTCGCGCTACACGCTCAATCCCGACCACGTGCCCGCGCGGCCCGCGGCGCCCCCCCCCAAGCGCAAACCGCGCGCCAAGGTACAGCCGACACCGCCCGCTGCCGCGCGGCCCGCCGCCGAGGCCCGCCTCACGCCCGGGCCGCTCGCCCTCTACTACGGCGAGGGCATGCGTTGCGAGCACTGGAACGTCGCCACGATGGCCGCGCTGATGCGTGAGCTGAAGCACGGGCCCGCGCCGACGCCGTTCGACCGAACCCCCCACCGCCCACGAGGAAACCATGAACGCCCCCACGACTGACCCCGGCATCGCCATCCTGCGCGCACCGCTCACCGCGATCGCGCTCTCGATGACCGGCGTGCAGCAGCTGCGCCGCAAGCACTTCAACCAGACCAAGCTCGACGAACTGGCCGCCAGCCTCAAGGCCATCGGGCAGCTGCAGCCCGTCGTCGTGCGGCCCCTGCCGATCGGGCGCGACGACGGGCCCGCCAGCTACGAGCTCGTCGCCGGCGAGCGCCGCGTGCTGGCCGCCATCAAGGCCGGCTTCGAGGCCATCGACGCCACCGTGCGCGACCTGACCGACGACCAGGTGCTCGAGGCCCAGCTCGTCGAGAACCTGCAGCGCGAGGACGTCCACCCGCTGGAGGAGGCCGAGGGCTACCACGAGCTGATGCGGCTGAAGGACCTGACCGCCGACCAGGTCGGTGCCCTCGTCGGCAAGTCCCGCTCGTGGGTCTACGCCCGCCTCAAGCTGCGGGCACTGTCCGCGGAAGGTCGCGAGGCGCTCGCGTCCGGGCGTCTGGACGCCTCGCGCGCGCTGCTGGTGGCGCAGGTGGCGAACCCCAAGCTGCAGAAAAAGGCGCTCGCCCTGGCCACCGAGACGATCTATGACGGCTCGCCGCTGCATTCCTACCGGCGCCTGCAGGAGAAGATCCGCGACGGCTTCACCGAAAACCTCGCCGATGCCGTCTTTCCGCTGGATGAAGACCGTATGCCCATCGGCAAAGGCAAAGCCGCCCGCACCGCGCCCGCGTGCACCGCCTGCCCGCACCGCATCGTCGAAGACGGCGCAGCCGACGCCTGCGGCGAGCCCGCCTGCTACGCGCAAAAAACCGCCGTCTACTGGGCGCGCAAACGCGCCGACGCCGAGGCCGCCGGCCGCACCATCCTCACCGGCGACGACGCCAGGGCCGCCATCCCCACCCCGAGCTGGCAAAGCGACCAGCTCGTCACCGGCGACTGGGTGCTGCTCGACAGCCCCTGCAGCGACGTCGCGTTTTCCGAGCCGGAGCCGGAAGACGACGACGGCCCGGAATGGCGCGCGTGGAACCAGCGCGAGAACGCCTACACCCCGCCCACCTTCCGCACCCTGCTCGACGGCCTGCCGGTCGACACCGTGCTCGCAGAGCACCCCGACGGCAGCCTCGCCGAGCTGGCCCCCACCAAGGCCGTGAAGGCGCTGCTCAAGGCCAAGGGCATCAAGCTCACCGTGCCGCGCGAAGAGCGCAGCGCGGACGACGACGAAGCGGCCCGCCAGGATCCCGCCGAGCGCATGGCCGCGGAAGCAAAATGGCGTCGCGAAGAGGCCATCGAGCTGGAATATCGGAAGCGCCTGCTCACCGCCACCTGGGCCAAATGGAAGGGGCCGCTCAAACGGCCCGACCTCCTGCAGATCGCGGACTGCGTCTGCGACTACGACCTGCCCGCCGCCGTCAGCGACCTGCTCGAGGGCCCCGATGACGAGCCCGTCGATGCCAAGGCCATCAGCAAGCTGAAGGACGACGAACTCGTGCGGCTGATCGTGTTCGCCGCCATCGGCGGGGAGGCCGAAAGAACCCACGGCAAACCCGCCAGCCTGCTCGCACTCGCGCAACGCTTCCGCATCGACCCGAAGAAGATCCGCGCGGAGGCGAAGGCGGCGGTGGGCAAACAGGAGCCTGCGGCATGAAACCCACAGACCCCGACTTCGCCGACCGGCTCCGCGCGATCGCGGCCAAGCAGCACGCCACGGTGATCTACGGATCCACGATCGAGCTGCTCGCCGACGCGGTCGCCATCGCCGACGACTGCGCGCGCGCCGACATCGAATGCAACAGCCTGTGGCAGGACATCGACGGCCGGCGCTGGTTCACCCTGGACTGGGAAGGCGCCGCCGCCGACGAAAACGAAGCCATGCTCCGCAAGTCCGTCACCTACCTCGAGCGGCGCGGCCGCCTCGACCGGGACGTGACGGGCCGGATCGCCTTCAAGTGACCCCCGCCTTCACCGACGCCCTCACCGACTGGATCGCCGACGAGCTGATCGCGCGCGCCGAAGCCGCTGCGGCCGCGCGCGAGGCCTCAGTCCCTGCCACCGTTGCCCCCGCATCATCGCCGGCGCAAACTACCGCCCCGTGCGCGCCCTAATCTACGCCCGCTTCTCCACCGACAAACAGCGCGAGACCTCGATCGAGGACCAGGCGCGCGTGTGCCGCGCCCGCGCGGACCAGCTCGCGATCGCCGACGTCGCCACCCTAGGCGATGACGGGATCTCCGGATCCGTCCCCGTCGATCGCCGGCCGGCCGGCCGGCAGCTGCTCGCCGAAGTCGAGGCCAAGCGCGTCGACGTCCTCCTGATCGAAAGCCTCGACCGACTGTCGCGCGACGTCCTCGAGCAGGAGACGATCATCCGCCTGCTCGAGCATTGCGGCGTGCGCATCATCGGCGTGTCGGACGGCTACGACACCGAGCGCGAAGGCCGCGAGCTGCAGCGCGGGATCATGGGCGCTGTGAACCAGCAATACCTGCGGGATCTCGGCAAAAAGGTGCACCGCGGCCTCGCCGGCCAGCTGGCGCGCGGCTACCACGCCGGCGGGATCTCCTACGGGTATCGGTCCGTCGTCGCCGGTTACGACGCCAAGGGCGAGCCGATCGGCCACCACCTGCAGGTGCACGAGGACCAGGCCGCGATCGTGCGGCGGATTTTCACGCGGTTCGCCGCCGGCGAGAGCTGCCAGCGGATCGCGCACGCACTGAACGCGGACCGGGTCCCCGGCCCGCGCTCCGCGACGTGGGGCGTGTCGGTGCTGTTCGGTTCGCCGGCGAAGGGCAGCGGGATCCTCAACAACGAGCTGTACATCGGTCGCTACGTCTGGAACCGCAGCCAGTGGCGCACCAGCCCCATCACCAAGAAGCGCGTGCGGATCCAGCGGCCGCGCGAGGAATGGGTGATCGAGGAGCGGCCCGAGCTGCGCCTGGTCGATGACGCGACGTGGCAGGCCGTGCGCGATCGCCTGGGCAAACGCCCCGGCAAGGGCGGCCGGCCGGCGCAGACACTCCTGGGCGGCCTCCTGCGGTGTGGGAAGTGCGGCGGCGCGATGATCGCCGTCGACGTCAACCGCTACGGCTGCGCTGCAGCCAAGGACCGCGGGCCGACGGTATGCACGGGGATTGTGGTGCGACGGAAGGATGCCGAGGCACTGATACTGGCGGACGCGCGCGGCGCCCTGTTCAGCCCGGCGATCGTCAGCGCCGTGCGGCTGAAGGTGCAACGGCGCCTGGCCGGCAAGAAAGCCGCGGCCGCGACCACGCGCGCCGACCAGCTCGAGCGCCAGGTGCGCAACCTGTCGGCCGCGATCGCGGAGATCGGGATCTCCCCGTCGCTCCGGAGCCGGCTCACGACGGCCGAGGCCGAGCTGCAGCTGCTCCGGCGCGATCTCCTGCCCGTGCGTCAGGCCGTCGACGTCGACGCCGCCATGGCGCAATACAAGCGCCTGGCGATGGAATTTACCGATGCCCTAGGGAAGAGTCCGGACCGCGCCCGCGCCATCCTGGCGCACCTCGGGCCCATCCGGATCGAGGAGGAAGGCGATCAAGCCTTCGCCCTGATGCCCACCGCCGAGCGCCTGCTCGTCGCCGTGGCCGGCGGTGGTGCTTCTAATTCTGGTTGCGGGGGCAGGATTTGAACCTGCGACCTTCGGGTTATGAGCCCGACGAGCTGCCAGACTGCTCCACCCCGCGATTGAGGGGCGGATGATACAGACCGCACCCGCGGTTCGTCAAAGGCTTTGCGCCTGCGCGGCGGCGTTCGCCCGCCGGTTTCTGAGGAATTGCAGGAACCGCTCCATGGTCACGTAGAACGTCGGCGTGACGTAGAGCGTCAGGATCTGCGAAAAGAGCAAGCCCCCCACCACCGCAATGCCGAGCGGGCGGCGCGCTTCCGCGCCGGCGCCTAGGCCGAGCGCGATCGGCAGCGTGCCCAGAATGGCGGCCATGGTCGTCATCATGATCGGGCGGAACCGGATCAGGCAGGCTTCGACGATGGCTTCCTCCGCGGGAATTTTCTTCTCCGCCTGC